TATTTTCTCTTTATCAGAATCTTTTAGTGTATCAGGGATTCCTTTTTTGAAGACTTCGAACTGATCATCCATCGCTGCTTTACGCATCTTAGAAGCAGACATCCCACTCACATCTTCAGCATCAGAATCTCTTTCGCCAGCAGAAATGACTTGGATATTATTGAAGTTATATAGAGAACCATTATACTTCTGTGCAAGATTCTGGAATTCAGAAACACGATCAGAACCAACAACAATATTAACTTCTGTATATCCTTCTGCGGCAACTGCTTTGAGAACATCAAAGATGTTTCTCATATTCTCATCGGTAACAATCGCATCTGCATATTCAGGGAACATCTTCTTCATCCACTCTGCCTTTGTATTTGGATCAAGAGGATTCTTCTGAGGATCTTGAGAGCGGGATGGATAAATTCTAAAATCTCCGTTTGCTGAACTAGCAACTTGCTTAATTAGTTTCTCATGTCCAACTGTAGGTGGATTAAATCTACCAAATGTTAAGGTAATTGACATACCTTGATCCGATGCTTTTGCAGCATCTTGCTCAGGGGCAGCGGGATGATCTGTTGGCATACCAGAATCTTTAGGAGAAACTTTTACAAGTTTCATTCCACCCTCAGAACGGTATTCTACCTTCTTGGTTCTAGGATTTGCATACTTACCATAACCAACATGAACAAGTCCAAGCTTCTCTGCTTCAGCAGCAGCACCACTCTTTTTTGCTTCGCTTAAAAAATCCTTATAATTTTTCATTTACCCTAGGTTTTTCCTTCTTTAATATTTATCTCAGTATACTTTCACATGTAGTCCGCCAGTAAATTGTGCTTTAAATTTGTTTGACTGACCAACTCCGCTTTGTGCCATCAATTCTCGTTCTTCTTTATTTAATCCAGAACCAAATCCAACTGAAGCACAAGCATTATAAAGGTTTTGTATTACTCTCCGTTTAACTTTATCATTCTTAATTCCTGCAATTGCCAATGAAAGTTCAGATGACATCATCTTATCTTTCAATAAATTAATATCTTTACCAACTGACTTATCTCTTCTCATATCTGGCATGTTATCTCCAGTTACTTCTTTCCAAATATCATCCATATACGCAGATACCAGATCATACTGAGAATCAGTGAATTTAACTTTTTGACTAACAAAATAATCTCCAGTGTCCAATCCTAAATCAGGATGCCTATCTTTAATTTTATTTAATTCTTGAATTCCCTGATTTGAAGTATCAGAAATAATAGATGCAAAAGATTTTGAACCCAAGGATCCCATTTTTGCTAGAGCTAAAGATGGCATTTTAGTTTGTGTATATTCAAGTTCCAATTGTTTCTTATTGACATTATATTTAATTCTTATATGTTTTTGCGACCCTGCTTTTACTTGTCCAATATTACCAAAAAGATTTGATTGTGCTCTGCGAGCAGTCATACCTTTATTCAGTTCTATAGTTTCTAGAGTGAAATTAATTTTCATATCTCTATTTCCACCTGTCAATTCTATAGTGGGATTATTAGATCCACCCAAAGATATTCTCTCAATGTATTCATTGCTATTCAAAACTGTATAATGAACTTGTGACGGATCCGCTTTAGTTTTCTTCAATGAAATTGGAATAATATCTTTACTATCAAATTGTTTGATTAAAAAATTATTTAAAAGGGCAACACTGGCTTTTTCTCTTGATCCAGCCACTCTATTAAAATGCACTAGATCTCTAATTCCTGCAGGAGTCATTACCCAAATATCAGCAGGATTCCATTTGTCAGGTTGTAATCCAGTACTCGCTTTTAAATAAATTGCATATGGATCTCCCACTCCTCCAGTACCAAATATTTTATCATTGAAAATTTTAGCATCAGAAGGAATTTTTAATTTATTAACTAAAACTTGGGCAGCTGCACTAGCACTATCAAGCCAAGTATCATTACCATCAGATATTTGCCTTGAGAATAATCTCAAATTTTTTCTAACCGCTAAGTTTGATATAGCAAATTTTCCTGGAGTTACAATCCTTTTTTTAACTGCATTAAAAACATCCGCTTTAAAATCATCTCCATTTCCAACTTCTTCATGAGTAGCTCTTTTACCATATTGAAGTTGATACGCCAAAGCAAATTGTACTAATATTTCACTATAAACTTCAGTATCTCTTCCTCCTATTTTTGCCGCACTAGCGGATGCCTTAACTTCCTTAACATTATCTTTCCACAATTCAGTGATCTTAACTTTTCCTCCAGATATAGTGGGCATTTCAGAATTGTATTTCATTAAAAATGAAATTACTTCTCTAGCAGTACTACACTTAGCCATTTCAGCAACTAATTTTGTAGTTGCTGCTTTTGTTTTATGTCCAATTACAACCGTACCATCTTGTCCATTAGTCCCTTTCTTAAATGATGTTCCATCCTTTACCATTTTCCAAAAGGATGGCCAGTACTTTAGATCTCCACTCTTATGTACTTTTGCTAAATCTGGGGTTGTCCCCATCTTTAATTTTGCCATTTAAAAAACCCTCCCTTCAATAATATTTAGAAGAGAGGGGGATTTTTATTATAACCATCTACCCAGGCATCCATTAATTCAGATACCTGGAAATATTCAATTATGATGTCATCATCGGTCTGTTGCTGTCCTATTCTCGGACTTGTAGACATCAAAAACACCTTCGGGATAACGCTTAAGTAACTTAGCAACATTGGTATGAAATACTTCGTCCATGGAAATATTTAGAGCAATACAAGCTTGTGCCACATACCAGAGAACATCACCCAGTTCAATAATCAGATGCTCACGATTGTCTTCATTCCAGGGTTTACCTTGGAAGATCATTTTTTTGATGATCTCCATAAACTCACCACCTTCAGCACTGATACCTACACCAGCAGTAAGTAGTCGTTGAATATCAACACCTTGCTCTTTGAGTTGAGTAAGTCTCGATGAGAAAGAATCAAAGTTTTTTGTGGCATCACTGGTCACAAAATCAACAAACTCAAGATACTTATAAGTATCTACTTCATTCTTCTCACGAAGTTCTTCTTCACTCAAAACTTTTTCTTCATCCTCTTTGGTAAGAGTAGTTCCAAATCCTTGTGCATTAGCCATAAATTACCTCAATACTTAAAGTCAGCGAAATTTTTACGAGATTTACCTTTGAATAGGTCTTCGGGTTCTTCATCTAGATCTTGTCCCGAATCAACAAGATCCGTTTGTGCAGACTGCTCTACATCATACAACCTCATCTTTGCTCTGTCAATACCAATGATGAAACGTTTATTCATCGTGGGATCATTATACCTGTTCTTGAGTTGTTTGACAAGTATCTGATTCAACTGTTCAAGTTCCTCGGTTGATATGAGAGCAAACATAAGATCAGCAGTAGCAGGAAGACCAAAGGATTCCGAAGTATCAGTAAGGTCAACATCAGTACTACCATAACCACTACGAGTAGTTTGAGTAGCAGACATGATGGGGACATTGAACTCCACAGCCAAACCTCGGAGTTCCTCTGCAATTGATTTAACAAACGTGTAAGAATTAACAATAGTTCCTTTATACCTAGAACTGCTGCAGATATTTAGATAATCGATAAAGATAATATCTGGTTTAAATCCTTTCTTCAGAGCAAGCTCGTTAAGAAGAGATTTAAAGTGCCCCGCGTGTGCAGATGCAGTTGGATACTCTTTAATGATGAGTTTACCCACAGTCTTTTGAGCGATCTTAACAATCTTAGTTTCATACATTTGCTTGGGTAGATCCTGAAGTTGCTGAATATTGATGTTCAGTAAGTTGGCATCGATTCGCTCTGCGATTCTTTCTTCTGCCATCTCCAAGGTAATGTACAAAACATTCTTACCTTGGAGAAGAGACGATGCGGCAACGTGACACATGAAGAGAGATTTACCCACACCTGTTCCTGCCAAGGCAATGTTGAGGGTCTTGCAAGGTAAACCACCCTTGGTGATCTTGTTAAAAAACTCCAGATCAAAGGGAAGTTTTTCTTCTTTACGATGATAGAAATCATAGCGAGATTCAAAGTCTTCAATGTAATCGTGTCCAACATGCTCATCGAAACAAACTCCTAGTGCTTCAGAAAGAATACTAGGAATTGCATCCCGAGTCTTAGTCTTATCTTTACCATCTGCAATCTTAATAGACTCTAGAAGAGAAAGATAAACTGCTCTATCCTTACACCACTTCTCTGTAGTGTTGATCAACCATTCAGGATCAACCTTATCTTCAGTAAAGGTCTTCAGAAGATTAAGTATATTCTGAAAACCATCCTGACTCAAATCAGTCCTACGTTCACACTCAATTGCAATTGCATTGAGAGGTGGTTGAGTTTGATATTGTTGCACATACTTATTGATCTCATCAAAAACTACACGCTCTTCATGAGATTCAAAGTACTCATTTTTGATAAATGGAAGAACCTTTCGGCAAAACTTTTCATCATATACAAGATTTTTGAGAACAATAACTTCCAGTTTATCCATCATAAGTAGTGACAATAGGTTCCGATAATGTACTTGGGTACAGAGAAGGTTGGTAGTCCTGCATGTGGGTACATCCACATGGGTGGGAACACCAGTATTCTACCAGCAAGCGGGTCAACTTTCAAGTCCAAGTAAGGAAACGTTGTCTGACCAGTGGCGTCGGTAGGATTTAAGTATAAAAATAAAGCTAGAAATCTTCGAGCAGAATTATAATCTCCTACATCAACGTGTTCAGCAAATTGATCTGCTGTTTCAATTGCAGATGGATCACAGCAGTCTTTTGCTGTATCATATTTTTTAATACGAATTTGTTCCAGTCCCCATTGTGATGGAATCTCATCTGTGATGCTGCAATCAATCTGATAGAGACTGATCACATTCATAAACATTGTGGTCAAATCTCTATGCAGAATTTTCTCTTCTTCTGTTGCATCTTCAGAAGCATCAAACTCAGATAGATTAAATTGTGTAAAATTTGGTCTAGAGTTTCTATCATATCTTTGATGACGATCTGGATGAGAATGAAATAGTTTTACTAGTTCTTCACACCTTTCAATTGGAAATACATCATCATATACTTTAACTAAATCAGTTAGTCTCGTCGCCAGCATAATCTTCCTCTCTTGATACTACATTGCCTTGTCCGTATAGATATTCTTTCTTTGCCGATTCATCAAGGGCTTGCATAATTTCTGGAGTGAAATACTTTTCTGGATCCGCGAGAATTGACTTCGGATAGACGGACGCTCCATTGACTTTATAGCGATTACCAACTCTCTCAAAGACTCCGTATTTCTCTCCAAGTTCAAGTAATCCGTAGTAAGGGTCGAGTCCTGTGTCGTAGAAAAGGCGTGTTTCAGCAATGGAATTCTCTTTAGTAAAGCGAGACTTCTGCGCTTTGCACTTGATAATATTTCCGACGATTTCTTTACCGTCTTTTTCCTTCGATTTTGAGAGGTAGATAATAGTAGAAGCGGCATACTTAAGACCACTACCACCGCCCATTTCTTTAGTTGGAACATAAGCACCTACAACATCATACGTGTGATTAGTGACTAGCATAGGAATGTTTGCCTTTCCGAGTTTCAATGTTAGAACACGGAATACAGACTTAGTAACCTGAGCTCTAGTCATGTCTCTGGTTTCTTTACCTTCAGACGAATCTTCAATCTCCTTTGTTGTGGAGAGATTCCCCAAAGAATCTAGAACGAACATTATAGGTTGACGTTCTTTTTCTTTTTGTTCAATATATTTATCCACAATACGAAGTGATTGAGTACGAAACTCCTGAACTGTAACAACAGGTACGATGATCATTCGTTTGGCATCAATACCACGTTCCTCAATCATTTTTTTAGTAATGGCAGATTCAGATTCAAAATATACAACACCCGCGTTAGGATTACTATCGAGAAAATGTTTGACAACAGACAGACAAAAGAAAGTCTTCCCTGTAGAAGATTCTCCTGCAATAGCCGTAATTTTGTTTGACGGGATGCCACCGTAAATCGACCCCGATACCAGAGCATTGAAAATATAACTACCTGTATCAACGAAAGAATCGCAGTCGCCAGCAGCAACCCCGTCAGACACAAGGCCAGCATACTCATTACCAATCTCCTTTACTACATCTTGTAAAAAATTCATCCGAATAAAAACTCCAAAGTGTTAATTTTTTGTGTCTTCCAACCAATCGTATCTAGAATCGTCTTGAGAGGTTCTAGGAAACTCTTCTCGAATTGTACATCATGATCGATAGACTTGTCAAGTCCAAGTTCCTTAGGAAGTTCTTGAATAAAAGATACTATGTTTTCGTTGATCTTGTTTGGTGTTCGTAAGTAGAGGAACTTAATTTTCTCTCCCTCTTGGATAATAGGATACTTATGAACAAGTTTATGCTTGCGTAGATAGTGATTATACAATAATGCACCTCTGACATGAATAGGCGTACCCTTTCCATAAATCGTTGCAGGACTACTAAATTTACCTAAGTTATTTACACCCCGAGGAAAAGCTATCTCATCTGGGCGCATCTGTTTAAACTCTTCACGAAACTCTTCAATGAATTTAATCAGGTCATCATTGGTTTTAGTCATGATAACTTTGAGAGCATCCTTAATCTTTTGACGGCATGGGGCAGGTGTGGAAGATTTAACTGCTTCAATACCCATGATCTTGAGTTTAGGTTCGTTGTATCGAACACCCTCAACATCCCAAGCATTCAGGATGTAACGTTTCTTGGCAGTCCAAATACCTTTATCAGCAATGGTCTCCCGTTTCATGAACATCTTTTGGTCAAAAGCATTCACGTATTCCGCCAGTTCTTTGTAAGAACTTTCAATATATTTTTCAAGTTCCATCTTACACACCTTATCAAGGAACGAAACGATGCTTTCAGTAGTTTTCTCTCTTCCCTTGAATACGCCATCCACCAACGGACCAAGATTAAGGTAGATAGAATCGGTATCAGCAGCAATAACATAATCTTTATTCTCAGTTTTAAGAACTTTATTGAGGTACTGATTCATCTTCATCTCAATCCAACGAATTGAAAGCTGACCTGACAAAGTAATTGCCTCAGCATTCTGAAGATTGTAGTACCTGAAGTATTGATTACCAATGGCACCATAAGCAGAGTTCAATTGAATCTTTCGTGCCATCTGGATATTGTTGAACTTAGAAATATCCTTCTCCAGTTTTTCACTGGGGTTCTTCTCATACTCTTGCTTTGCAGCAAGCATCTTTTTCTTGTAGATGGTACGGTCATCATAGATACGTTGCATCATCTTGGGTAAGAATCCCATCTGATTCGTAACGTACATTGCACCATTCGCACAGACAGTTTCACCATCAAGAGTAGTCAAATCTAGTTCTTGATTGAGAAGACGATCCACTGTTGCATGAGGATGTCTAGTAGGCAGAAGAGTTTCTGGACTGATGTTGTATTGCATGATCAAGTGTGGATACAGTGAGTTCAAGTCAAAACTCACAACCCAGTTATACAAACCAGGATTAGGTTCTTTCACAAAAGCACCCGCATACTTATCATCTTTCTTACTACCTTTCTTTTGAGGGACAACGATGTTATCCTTTTTGAGGAAGTTGAAGATGAGAGTATCCCACATACGAACCTGAGAATACACATCTTCAAAGTTCACCTTTGCGTCATATGCCATTGTAACGGCAAGTTCAATTAGTTTCATCTTGTCCTCCAAGCGGTCAACAAGTTCTACGTCAAAGATGTTGTACTCAACAAACTTCTGCCAACCATTAGTATAGAAATCACGGAAGGTATCAAACTCAGAGTGATCCAACTTACGTTGACCAAGTTCAACAAAAGCAATGTGATCTAGGCGATAAGACTCCTGGTTGGTGTAAGTGAATTTCTTGTACAGGTCAAGATAATCCAGAACAGAAACTCCCATGATGTCATAGGCAAGATTAGTTCTGCCCATGATTACAATCTCACGCTCAGACACTTTATTCCAAGGTGAAAGTGCTTTGACCCATTTATCTCCGATAATACGATCCATCCTACGGCAGAGGTATGGAATATCGTACAGATAGCAGTTCCATCCACTAATAATATCAGGAGTATTCTGTGCCCAGAAATCAACAAAGTCTTTGAGCATTGTTGACTCTTCCCATTGATAGTGAACGTTTACACCTTCAGGAACATTAAACTCCCGAGTAGCCCAAACATCCACACGTTTGGTATTCAAGTTCTTCATCGTGATACAAAGAACTTCCTCGGCAGCACTTTGAACATCAGGAAATCCATTTTCCGATGCAACCTCAATGTCAATCGTATAGATTTCTAGACGCTTGAAATCATAATCAACTTCATCAGGATGCTGATCAGAAATATACTGATATACAAAACGTTCATATCCATAAACATCAAAGTTCTGGACACTCTCATACTTCTTCATGAACTCCCGTGCATCACGGGGTCCAGAGAACTTCATGGGTTTTACATTATGACCATCTAGAGTTTTGTATTTTGATTCAGTTGGACTTGCAACAAAAAGGGTAGGTGAGAATGCTTCCCTATAATGAACTCGTTCGCCATGATCGAATCCACGATAGAGAATATTATCACCTACCTGTTGAATATTTGTGTAAAACTTCATCCAGCAATTTTCCTGTAAAGGTCCAGAACACCTGGTTCAGGATCCAGTATAGTGAAAATTGTCTCGGTTGTCAAGAAGAGATCCCGCTGAGCCGAGTACTTGGGATATGGTCTGAAAATAATGTATTCATAAACGTACCAATCCTTTTCACTAGCACCTTCATCAACTTTTCGAGCAGATGTTTTTAAGTGTCTACCTTCCAATGAATATGCACGCTTCTCCAAATTTTCTGGGTCTGCACCATACTCAGCGCATTCAATTATTTCACAACAATTTTCAATTAGAATTGATGGTTCTTCATCAAGTTCAGTCACTTTCCCAATCAGGTACTTGTCCTGATTCTTCAGTAAAAGTAACTTGATCTGGGGACCCGAGGGCCTCATCAACGACTCCTCCTCCAACATCATTTCCTCCTCCATTAATCGCCTCCAATAATTTACTATACTGTTCTAAAACTTTTTCGTGGGGATCATAGACACACAGCAACTCTGTAGGATCAATGAATAAAATTCGCTCACTTGATAGTGGAGCCCACGGATACATACCAACTTTAGGATTTGATCTCTTAAATGGTTCATCTCCCTCTTGAAAGAGGTTAGCAGTATCTTCGATAATGTCAACTAGGTAAGGATCACCCAATTGAATACCTGCCAACTTATTAGTATCTTTTGAATATACTTCTTTGATGTCGGAAATAACATCATCCCCGTTTTTTAATCTTGCGATTTTTACGCTCATAGTTCTTTGCCAAAATAATGTTTACTGATTCTTTAATAACTTCTTTGACCGCTTTACTTTGATGGAGATTTTTTGTATCTGTAATTTGTTTAGCATATGTAAACAAAATATCCATCACTTCCACTGGTGCTTCAATTGTCACCAAATCAGATTCACCTTCATACCCAGGCGGATTTAGGTTATAATAAAACTGCATAGTTTCCTCCATTATACACATAAAAAAGGGAGGGGTCAAGCCCTTCTCCCTTTATTCTGTTTGTTTTTATTTATCAACTTTCCATAAGGAGTTGTTTTGGAGATCCAACAATATCATATACAGTTCTCTTTTGGTGATCAGGAATGATTTTTTCAAGATCAATTGTAAGTAGTCCATCTTCAAAACGGACATCTTTAACTCTTACGTCTTCAGATAATTGCCATGCTCTAGAAAAACTTCTTTTTGATAATCCTTTGTGAAGGTAATTTCTTGTAGTATCTTTGTCCTCATTTTTAGAGGTAACTCTGAGAATGTTTTGTTCAGTAGAGACTTCGACCTCATCTCTTTTAAATCCTGCAAGCGCAACTTCAATAGTGAAATTACTTGAGTCATGTTTGATTAAATTGTAGGGTGGATAGTTGATGTTGTGTCCAGACATAGCTTCTAGTCTATGGAACACATCATCCAGACCTACAGCGTGAGGTGCGTAATCTTTCCAAAAGGTATCTAACGTGTTTGTAGTAATCATCCGACTTCTCCTTAAAAAGCGAGTTGTTTGTAGTGGACCCCGAAGGCATCCAAGAATATTTAGGACATAAATAGCTGTGCCCATATAATCTGTTTTGGAGGATAACCCCCCCATGAAAAAGGTAATAACCGCCCTGGCGGCATCCTTTTTTGTTATGCCTGGTAATGCTGCTGAGATTACATCAAGAATAACTGACTCTGTTCAATTGAAAGTTGATGCCGCTGCTTCTCAAGCAATCCGAATCGGAGGTCAATACTCCGTATCAGGTACAAATATCCAATCCTCTACGTTTGGTGGCGTAGGTGGTGCTGGAACTTATAGTATTAATACTTCTGGTCAAGCATTTACGTTTTCTGAAACGTTAATTGACGCAGACACCACTCCTGCATCTGTATCGACTGGCGCTATTGCTCCTTATGGAAATATTACCTCTACTGCTGCTGGTTCTGCTGGAACTCTCGCTGGTACTCTATCAGGCACATCAGTTCCTACCGTAACTGCTGGTGGAGCTGGAACCTCAGCAACCGCCCAACGTAGTATCGAACTAAGCGTATTCAAATGAGACATTTAACTCCCGTTCTGCTGTTGGCAACGGGAGTCATTTGTACTCCCGCTTACGCTAATAGTGTTGTGCCTAATTTTACTAGGGGTACTATAACTGCAACCACAGAATCAACTACCAAAGTAATAGAATCAATTCGTCAGGTTGAATATACAACTGGCACATCTTATACTGTAACTGGAACTAACATTAACATTCCTGGCAGTCCTTCATACGGACAATCTTATAGTATTATGAATAACGGTGCTCCATTCCAGTTTAGTGAGACTTATCTCGGACCTGGAGTGGCAAAAGAAACATGGATAGATCGAACAACAGAAACAAACTCAGTTACAAACTCGGTGTCTGTCTTTACGCAATAGGTTTATATGGAACCTTTGGATCGGTATCGTTGGCTCAAACAGCTCCTAGCAATACTAACATTGCTGGTCCTAGTGCTTCTGCTACTGGAAACGTTACCAATCAAGCGGTACAAGTCCTCCAGGGTCCATATGCCCTCAATACGTTTGGTGCTGGAGTCAGTTGCCAGGGACCAACCATGAGTGTTTCTCCCTTTGCTTTGGGTAACTTCAACGGCAGTCAAGATCCAGAATCATTCCAAACCCATAGTGGTAACTTTGGTTTGAGTTTAGGTTTCAACTTTCCTCTTGATGGATCAATGCAAGAACTTTGTAAAGCAAGAGCAAAAGTAGAAATCACTAGACAGCAAGCAGAGGCAGATAAGGCACGTTTAGATTTTGAACTTGTCAGACTGCTTAAGTGTGGGGAAGCAGTTAAAGGTGGAATTAGTTTCCACCCAGACTCTCCTTATGCAAAAATTTGTGCTGACGTAGTTGTTAGGAATCAAACACCTGGATTTGTAACAATTCCAGACCCAAAACTAAATAGGGGCAGATAAGTAATTATACCGTGCAATATGTATCTGTAATGCTTCTTATGCCTAATGGAAGAGTTCAATGGTTTGATATACCATGGGGAAAATCCCACCTTGACGTTATTCGTAAACACGGTACAATTCTTATGACGATAGTTAAATAATAAGAGGTGTTCTTATGTACATGCTCGCAGAACAAGACATTAATCGACTAATTGTTGCTTGCAACAAAATGATTATGAATAGTTCTAATAATTTAACTCAAAAAGAATATCAACATCTAATTAACCGACTATCAACATACAAGGAACAAAATTTTCCTAAGAGATCATGAATGAAAAACAAGTGAAAGAAATGATTGATGCTGCTATAAGGCAACACAATATTCAAGCTACAATAATTAGTGCCACACTTGGTTTAATTGTTATGGCATTTTACGCACATGGAGTAATTACATTGGTTAAATGATCACGGAAGAAGATATTCAACAATTACAGGAAAGAATTCTCCATCTAAAAATGGAAGAACTCTTTGAAGAACCATCTACTTATGAGGATGAAGATGAGTAACTTGCCTTGGGGAGTCATAATAATTTTATCATGTGGGTTAGCATTTACATGCTACTGCATTTATTATATCTTACGACTAGCATACGAGGAAATGAAGGATGAATAAATTCTTTATTGTTAACCTTCTAGAATTAGCAATTACGTTACCAGCATTTTCAGAGCCAATAGTTAAAAATTATAGTCATGACGCACTTGGTTGTGTAATTCTTTTAGAATGTAAGAAAGGTGTTGATATAGTTACCGAAGACTATAACTTTGGAGCAAAACAATCAGAACACTTAGAGGAAATTAAAAAAATTATTAAGGGATTGAATGCCCTGAAAGTAGAGGTTTACATCGCAGATGAAACTTATTTCCCACATAACACAAACGGAATCTATAAACCAAACTTAAATCGTTTCATAATCCGTAGAGATTTACTAGAAGATAGTAAAGAATTTATTAAAACATTAAGACACGAAGGTTGGCATGTAGTACAAGATGCTATGGGTGGTGGTATTGATACAGCATTCATCGCACAAGTACATCAGGATAAAGAAATTCCAGAAGTAATCAGAATGAAAACCCAAATGGTTTATGGGGCGGCAGGACAAAGTGCTGCTGTTCACTGGGAATCTGATGCAAACTGGGCAGAACTTCAACCTGGAAAGACTGCAAAGTATCTTGAGATGGCAGCAGTTAAACCACTCTGGGAACAAGTAGATCCAACACCACTCACAAAAGATTGGTTGATTGGTTGTGGTTATATGAAGCCACAAGGAAAATATAAACTATACTCATCCACTAAAGAATGTAAAGAAGGGGGAAAATGAACACAACATTACCGAAGGAAGTAATTCTAAAAGCAGTTAAAAACTGTGTTGCGGTTTATGCAGACAAGAATGACTTTATTGTAGACAAAAGTATTCCTGGATATTGTATTCTCGCAATTGAAGGAACTAACGAAACATCAGACTGGGTAACTAATCTAAAATTCTTATTCCGCAGTGAAGATACTCACAGAGGATTTAAGGATAATGCTACCAGAACGATTACAGAACTAGTATTAAACTTTGAGTCACTGGAGAAAGGTAGAAAACTGATTCTTACTGGACACTCTCTTGGTGGTGCGACTGCGACTGTTGTTGCTGACCTTATGCTTAAGTCCGCACCAGACCTAGCAATCATTACAATTGGTTCTCCTCGTCCAGGTGGTAGAGGTTTGAAAGAAAGACTGAAGAATGTAGAGCATCTTCGTTTTGTTCACGGTGATGATGTTGTTCCCAAAACTCCACCTTTCTTGACTGGATATGTTCATACTCATCCAGAGATTCATTTAGAAGATGCTGATGATAAGAGATTTGATGGTGTAGAAGACCATAATGCTGTTTATTACTACAACGCAATTGAGAAGTTACTGAAATGACAAACACCTTTATTAGTGCTATTGCTATTTTCACATTAATTATTGTTTTGATGCAATGGGGATTAACCAATGCATATCCAAATTAATTTGGTATCAAACTATACAATTATATACGAATAAATAAATTTACGTTCATCTGCTATAATGCAGACGGAAGTAAGCCGACTCGGAACGGATCGTTCATCTATGGAAGCACTCATTCTATCGTGCTTACAAGCACAACTAATTGTTGGAAGAATTCAACAACACGACATTCCTAAACAATCTAAGAATGATTTAATTTGGGAGATCAAACAGATCTCACCAACAGAGTGTAAGATAGACGCAAAAGCCGACTGAAGGAACGCTCTTTAGCCTCAAAATTAAGGAGAAAACCTAATGTCACAAGCAACCTATAGAGGTTGTCAGTATAATACTGACACCGCTAAGCAAGAATATCGTCAGTGGTATTCACAAACACATGCACCAGCACATCCACAAAATAGATATCGTGGAGTTGCTTATCGCCCTTGCCAAAATTGGAATTGGGAGGAAGCA